CAAGCAGTGGTAAATTTAACGGTATTCGATGGCACGTTGGTGATGGTCGGCAATTAACAACTATTTCTGATCGTTTGAAGGAACAGGATCGTTTGAAGGGTGTTTCCAGCTTCGCTGAATCGGCTGCGAGGTCTGAATATGTCCAGACTAAGAGTAAGAAAGGTCGAGCGTCTACGATTTTGAGTTTGAGGCGTCCAGGTAGAGTAGTTGATGCTGAAGATGATGAAGATGATGCACCGACCGCTCTAGGTTACAAAACATTGCTAGGATATTCGTAATGCCCGATATCGAGAAGTTGATACGGCGTTACGATGCCGTCAAGTCTGACCGTGGCGTTTGGGAATCCCAGTGGGAAGAAATCGCGGAACGTATTTTACCGCGTCAGATGGGCTTTATTGGTGATCGAACACGCGGTGAAAAGAGGATGGAGAAAGTATTCGACTCCACCCCTATCATCGCACTCGGTCGTTTTAGTTCGGTTATGGACTCGCTGCAAACACCCCGTCAGTCGATTTGGCACTACGTTCAGTCTAATGATCCAGCTATAAATCGTGATTTCTCTGTTCGTACATGGTTTGAGGAAGTTCGCCGAGTTCTATTCCTTGAGCGCTATCAACCGAAAGCTAACTTCACCGGTCAAAATAGTGAGCGTTGGACTGACATGGGCGCGTTCGGCAACGGCACGTTATTTACCGATTGGGATAAAGGGCTTAGGTATCGGCACATTGCGCTTAAAGATTTGTTTTTTCTTGAAAATCATCAAGGTATGGTTGATACCGTATTCAGGCGTTTCATGCTTACGGCGCGTCAAGCTGCTCAACAGTTCGGTATTGAGAATTGTCACGAGAAAATTCAAGCGGCTATGAGCAATCCCTCACTTGAAATGAGTGAGTTTGAATTTGTTCATGTCACCCTACCCAATGATGAATATGATGATCGGAAAGCGGATTATCGTGGCGCAAAGATCGCGTCAGTTTATATCTGCATGACTGCGCGTAAAGCGTTGGGTGATAAGGCGGGTTACGGTGAGTTCCCATATTCGATTAGCCGTTATTCCATGGCCCCTGGTGAAGTATATGGCCGTGGCCCTGGTGGTATGGCATTACCCGATATCAAAATGCTCAACGAGATGGCTAAAACTGATATTTCAGCGGCCCACAAACTCATAAATCCCCCACTATTGGTACACGACGATGGGATAATGGGTGGAGGGGCGATGAATATGAACCTTACACCGGGTGGTATTAACTTCGGTGGTGTGAGTCGAGACGGTAGAGCATTAATTCAACCGCTCTCTACCGGCGCTCGTGTTGATATCGCTGACAGTAAAATGGAGCAACGTCGGCAAAGTATCAATGATGCGTTCCTGGTTACTCTGTTTCAAATTCTAATTGAAACACCTCGCATGTCTGCAACTGAAGCACTCATCCGCTCGCAAGAAAAAGCCATGTTATTGACGCCTACTGTTGGTCGTCAATCTTCTGAGGCGTTGGGTCCGATGATTGAGCGAGAGTTAGAATTGTTGATGCGTCACGGTAAGTTACCACCGATGCCTGGACTATTGCTTGAGGCTCAAGGTGAGTATGAAATTGTTTTCGATTCACCTATGTCTCGTATGCAACGTGCTGAAGAGTTGGTTGGTATCCAGCGAACCATGGAAACATTAACCCCATACGCTCAAATAGATCCTACTGTGATGGACGTGTTCGACCCCGATCAGATAGCTCAGCTAACTGCTGAAGTGTCGGGTATGCCGATGAAAACTATCCGAAGCCCCGACGATATAGCGAAAATTCGCGCTGATCGTAAGCAGCAAGAAGACGCGATGCGTGAGGCTGAAATGGCGCAACCAATGGCCGGTGCGATGAAAGATATTGCACAAGCACAACAGATATCAGGAGGTGGTGCTTGATTAATTGGATTCAAAAACGTCGAATAAACTCCTACAAAGCGGTATTCAATGGTTTTCACGGAAAGAATGTGATTGCGGATCTCAAACGCTTTTGCCGATGGGACCAGCCAACTGCTGATATTAATAACGTCTATGCGACCTACGTGGCTGAAGGCCGACGTGAGATGTTGCTTAGAGTTTTATCACATCTTAACTACTCCGAGTCTGACATAACCAAATTCAAAGAATATTACGGAGAGGAATAATGGGTGAGTCTAGTATTACTACGTCGGTGATGTCACCGGCACCAGGGGGGGAGGCACCAGCGCCTACCCCTGCACCAGCGCCTACCCCTGCACCAGCGCCTACCCCTTGGACTGATGGGTTTGATGAGGCAAGTATGGAGTATGTGGGTACAAAGGGATGGACTTCACCGAACGACTTGTTGAAGTCTTACCGAAACGTTGAGAGTTTTGCTGGTGGTTCTAAAAAGTTGGTAGAGATTCCAGGTGAAGGTTCTGACGCTGAAGTGATGGGCGAGTTTTATGATCGACTCGGTAGACCTATGAATGCTGAGAGTTACGGTATTGAATTTGACGATAACACCAAGGGTGATGTTGAGCAGTTTACCGCTATGGCTTACGAGAATGGTCTCACGCGTGACCAAGCGCGAGCTATGTACGCTTCGATGACTGAACAAGGTGAGCAGCTTCAACAGCAATCGGCACTCGCTCTTGAACAGTCGAATAAAAACGCTATCAATGATCTGCGTGACCAATGGGGGCGTGACTACGACAAGCATATTTCAGCGGGTCAGGATGCCTTCAGGCGTTTAGGTATCGATGAGGAAACGATTGAATCCCTTGAGGGATCGCTTGGGTCCAAAGCTGTTATTGAGATGTTTTCAAAGATCGGTGCGAGAATGGGTGAGCCTGAATTCATCGATGGTAAATCATCTGAAAGTTATGGTATGTCGGCTAATCAGGCGCGGTTGAAGATCGCCGAATTGAAAGCTGATCATGTGTGGTTAGATCGATATCTTGACGGTGATCCTGCTGCAAACGAACAGATGAAAACGTTGATGGAGATTGGTAATGGATAAGTCGGAAATGCGTATTAGGATTCTTGAAGCCATGATTCCGGTGTGTAGTAGTATTGGTATTATAAAACCGCAAACGGTTGTTGAAAGCGCGATGGTGTTTGAGCGATACGTTTCAACGGGTGAGGTTAATCATCCAACCTTCGCAGCAATAAGCACACCCGATAGACCTCCTGAGATTTCGTATGGTGAACGTCCGGGAGAAATTCCTATAGCTGGTGTAAAACGTAGCGCTCGTAAATCCAAGAAATTACCAGCTTGATTTGTAATTAATTTAAGCTGAGCTATATTTGTTTTATTAGTGGGATATATACCGACCCACGAACCGCATTAGGTGAAAACGGCCTTTTTTAAGACAACCTTAAAATAGCCTGATGTGTGACTGGCCCCGTTTCTGACGGACAAGCTGACACTCGGTACTGTCAATTTGTTCAGAGGAAACAGGCCATGTCTGTCGAGATTACCACTGCGTTTGTAAATCACTACACTTCAAACGTTCAGATGTTATTGCAACAACGAGGCTCGAAACTTCGAGGGTTTGTTGGTTCATCTTCTTACACCGGAAACGACGCGAAAGCAGTCGAGCAGATTGGAGCAGTGTCAGCACAGCTTCGAACTGATCGTCACGGTGACACTCCTTTAATCAGTACACCTCATGATGCACGCTGGTGTAGTCCTGCTGACTACCACTGGGCGGATCTCATCGACGATCAAGATAAGTTGAGAATGCTTATCGACCCACAATCCCCTTACGCTAAAAATGGCGCAATGGCGATGGGTCGCAAGATCGACGACATCCTCATAACGGCTGCGTTGGGTACGTCTAGAACCGGTCAATTGGGTACAACCAGTACTGTGTTCGACACGACTAATCAGCGAATTGCTAGTGGTTCGGCTGGTATGACGGTTGCCAAACTTCGTGAGGCTCGAAAAATACTTCTAGCCAATCAAGTTGATGTTGAACAAGACCCTTTGTGCATCGTTGTTACGGCTCGTCAGTTAGACGATCTTTTAGCGACTACTCAGGTTACATCCAGTGACTTCAATACCGTCAAAACTTTAGTCCAAGGCGACATTGACACCTTCTTAGGATTTAAGTTCATCCATTGCGAACGTCTCGGCGTAAACGGTTCTTCTGAGCGTAGAGTGATTGCGTTTGCGAAGTCTGGTTTGCATCTTGGTATTTGGAATGACATCACTACTCGCATTAGTGAGCGTGATGATAAAGCTTATTCAACACAGGTTTACGTCAAAGGTACTTTCGGCGCGACTCGTGTTGAGGAAGGTAAAGTTGTAGAAATTCTCTGCACTGAATCTTAATTAAAACCGAGCGATCGGTGATACAGGAGAGTAAATTATGGCTGTTGAAAATGAGTACAGCGCACAACACAAGATCGCACACATCGACAAGTCGGGCAAATTAACGCCTGACACGATGCACGGGCGACTACGTGTTGCGTATTTCACACACGATCAAGTTGCTACCGGCGATGCCAATAGTAATGTCGTGTTAGCTAGGCTACCTGCTGGTCGAGTTCGTTTGTTGTTGAAGGCTTCACAGGCTTACGTGAACTGGACTACTTCAAGCGCGACTATGGACATTGGGTGGTCTGCTTACACTGATATTAACGGTGCTGCGGTTGCTGCCGATCCAGATGGTTTGGATGACGGTATTGATGTTGACACTGCCGGTTATCAGATATTCGGTTCAACAAGTTTGACGGCTATCGATGCGCTTGGTGGAACCTATCTTTTCGAAAGTCAGGATGGTGTAGACATCATAGCAACGTCGACAACAGCTACCGTCATCGGTGATGACATTGCAGGTTATCTAACGTATGTGATTGACTAATGGCTTCGGTCGTTGATGTTGTCAACAAAGCGTTAGACAAGTTGGGCTACGGTGCTATCACCTCTTTGGATGATGGCACCAAAGCCGCTAACTTGGCTGACCGAACGTGGCCGTTGGTTCGTGATCAGGCGTTGCGTGATCATCCGTGGAATTTTGCAGTCACGCGAACCAACACCGCCCCGCTATCCAGCACACCCGATTGGGATTTCCTCTATTGGCATGAGCTACCTAGTGATTGCCTTCGATTGTTAGAAATTAAAGACGTTCGATCTGACCAATACCAGATTGAAAAAGGTCGAATTCTTACCAATGAGTCGGTGTTGTACATCCGATACATCGCACGAATTGAAGATGCTAACGAATACGACTCTCTGTTTATAGATGCGGTTGCTTCGTTGTTAGCGTATGAGATGTGTGAGTCTTTGACACAAAGTAATTCCAAAATGAAAAACCTGTACGGCATGTATGAAAATGCGATGCTGAGAGCTAAAAAGGTTGATGCGATGGAAAACCCGCCTGCAACGTTTAAAACTGATAGTTGGATTGAGGTTCGGTACTAATGGCTCGCATTAGCGGCATTCAATCCTCATTCAATGCGGGTGAGTTGTCACCTGAAATGAAAGGTCAGGTTGATGTTGATCAGTACCGTAACGGCTGTCAAACACTCGATAACTTCATACCGGTTACTCACGGACCTATTCGAAAAAGACCCGGTACCAGATTCGTCAGAGAAGTTAAAGACTCCACTGATAACGCTCGATTATTCCCGTTTGAATTCAATAATGAACAGGCGTTCATTCTAGAATTTGGCGATCTCTATATTCGATTCTATAAAGACGGTGGTGTTATCTTAGATGGTGCTTCACCGTATGAGTTGGTATCGCCCTACGCTCATGCTGATCTAGCGAGTATTTCTTACGCTCAATCAGGTGATGTGTTGTATCTGGCTCACGAATCCTATACACCCTATAAATTGTCAAGAACGACCGATACCGATTGGACCATCGAACAGATAGCGTTTGATGCTCCACCCTTCGATGATGAGCAGATTTCAGCTACCACCATGACTGCGAGCGCTCGATCGGGTACGGGTATTACTCTAACGGCGTCTGCTGCTACGTTCGACGCCAATATGGTCGGTTCTTACATTCGATTTATTGAGACCCTAGCGTCGTATTATACTGAGTGGACGGCTGGTGCGTCCTTTGGTGCGGGCGCTCAAGTTCATTACAGTGATCGGCTCTATTCTACGTCTGCGGGTGGTACGGCTGGAACTAAAGCACCGATCCATGGTGTAGGGTCGCTTAGTGACGGTGGTGTCACATGGCTGTATGAGAATTCGGGTGAGGGTTATGCTGAAATTACTGCTTATACCTCCACCACTGTTGTCACTGCTACTGTTATCATCACTCTCGGTAACACTTCAACTTCCGGTACACCCCGATGGTCTGAATCCGCGTGGAGTGATTCAAAGGGTTTTCCAAGAGCGGTCTCGTTCTATGAAGATCGCCTATGGTTTGCAGGTAGCACATTAAAACCTCAAACCTTATGGGCCTCGCAATCCGGTGATTATGAAAACCATCAATATGGTACTGAAGATGATGACGCTTTAAGTTACACCATTAACAGTCAGGAAGTTAATTCGATTATATCGTTGCTCCCTGGTTCGGTCTTAACCGTTCTTACGGCGGGTGGTGAGTTCATTGTCGCCTCGTCTAGTCGTGATGAGGCCATAACACCTACAAACGTCAGGATCGCACGGCAAAGCACCTATGGTGCGAGAGCGGTTAGACCGTTCAGAATTGCTGACGTTATTATATTTGTTCAGCGTGCGGGTACCTCCGTTCGTGAGTTTTCTTACAAGTTAGAAAGTGACAGCTATGATGCTGTACCGATTAATTTTGTCGCTACACATATTTTAACCACTCAGGCTGATGGGATGGTGTTCCAACAGGAACCTGATCAAGTTTTTTGGTTCTACACCTCAACGGGTAAGCTGGTTGGTTTGACGTATGAGAAGAGTCAGGGTGTGCGTGCGTGGCACAATCACGATGTGGGTGGCACGATTGAATCACTGGCGAGCATACCCCACTGGGACGGTGATCAAGACGTTACGTTCATGCTGGTCAATAGAACCATCGATGGTTCTACCGTGCGTTACATCGAATATCTTGAGAAATATTTAACCACTGATTATGCGTTGTTCGTCGATAGCGCGTTGACCTATGACGGTGCTGCTGCGACTACCATCACCGGACTTGATCACCTGGAAGGTGAAGAGGTGACTATACTCGCTGATGGTTATGTTCATCCCAACCTCACGGTTGCGAGTGGATCTATCACATTGCAAGCGTCAGCTTCTATTGTGAACGTTGGTCTTGGCTACTCATCTACGGTTAAGACAATGCCGCTGGTGGGCGGTTCTAGCGATGGTACTAATCAAGGTAAGACTGCCAGGGTGACAAATTTGGTCATCCGGTTAAACGAGGCGGGTCCAGGTTTAAAATACGGAACGTCGGAAAGCGATCTAGACTTGTATCATCAACGTGGCTCGACGAACCAGATGGATGAGCCAGTGGCTTTGTACAGTGGTGACACTGACATCCTACCGATGCCAGCACCGTATGAGCAAAGCCCTTCAATCGTTGTTCAGCACACCACTCCCCTTCCCTGCACAATCTTAGCCATCATGCCTCAAACCGTCGTACAGGATCGTTAACTATGAGCGCTGCTTTGATCGGGTTAGGTGTAGCTACCACTATCGGCGGCGGCATACTGGGTCGCAAGTCTGCTAAAAGCGCTGGTAAGGCGGCGGCTCGCTATTCTCGATATCAGGCAAAAATCAACGCGATTGCTGATAAAGAACAGATGCGTCGTATGGCGCTTAACACCAGTCGTCTCAAGGGAAGCCAAAGGGCTTCGCGCGCGAAGTCAGGTGTCACCGTTGGCGGCACACCCGCAATCTTGATGCAAGAAACGGCTGAGTTGGCTGCTATCGATAAAGGGTTCGCCATGTGGCAATTTCAGGAAAATCAAAAACTCTTGGCGATGCGTGCGCGTGCTGCTAAGAAGG